GGCGCAGTATCCCAAGGAGGATATACTGTTAGTACCTTTGAAGAACCAACATAATCCTCAACCTGGCGCGTTTGACCTGATCCAGTACCAGAAATAATTTTGATAAACATTCCGTTAGGTGCATCATCGGACGAATACGGAGTAAACGATTTTAACGTAATTGTGTTGGCTGAACCAGCTTGAGCATTTCCAGAATCCACCTGTGCACCAGTCGCCGTTATAGTAATATTTCCAGTAGACGCGCTGGGCGTAATTCTGAAATTTGGCACGTGCGTGCTTAATGCATAGGGGTATTGGGGCAAGTTTTTTAAAGGAAGGTTTTCTAAAGTCCAGCTTGTATCTGAATTTCTAACTAAACGCTTTGTTTGCAAGTCCTCATGGCAAAGTATCAGTGTATCTACAGCTTGAGTGTAATTTATCTCATCAAGCATAGCAGCCGTAATAGGTGTAGCCGCTATGAAATCATTGCCAGTCCCATTAATATTTGCTTGAAGAACTCCAGCCTTAAAAACGTAAATTCTTTGATTAACAAAAACCAAAGAGTAACTATCAGTTACGCTAAACTCAAATGGAATTATCTTAAAATCAGTAAAACCTGTACCAAAGTCATAGACAAATCTTAAACCCTCACGGCGCTTAAAACCACCTTGCGGCTGAATGACTACATTCGTGGCTTCCTCAACAGCGTTTTGATATTGTGCCAAATCTGTCCGAGCGCGAAGAAGAGGATCAAGCTCACCAACAGAAAAATTTGTTTGGAACTGTACAACCCGCATATTAGTTTCTCACATTAATTAAAGAATAATCCTCAATAACTTGTGGCAGCTTGCCACGGCTATCAACGTTTATTGCTTCTCGCATCAAACCACCACGATTAGAATCCGCTGGAGAGCCAAACGCCTGGGAGCGAAAATAGTCTGATTTAGCTAATTGGTCAGTAATTACAAAGCCAAGCTCTGCCGCTAATGCTGTACGAAGCAGTCTAACAAAATACACTGGCATTTTAGCCTCTGAAACTGTGCTTTGATAATCAATAAAAACCGTTTCAAAATTTGTAAATAATTGGTCGCCGTAAATATCCCATCCATACTTTGCAGAAGATTGATTAGTGCCGTTGCTGGGAAATAAAGCAATAACACCAGATAGCATATCGCCAGGTAGCTGATAGGCATACTTCCATTCATCAAGTGGGTTGGTAGATAAACGAGCAATCTGAACCTTCTTTACGCTCCAGCTCCACATATAGTTTGCAATGATGTTATCACGAAGATCAGGATATAGGCGATCACAAGCTTGTGCGCCATCACTGCCCTCTGTGAAAGATGATATAGGAGCTGCGCCTAACAATATTAGAGCGTCCGAACATATTGAAAGCGAAGTGTCACCAGCGGCCATGAGCGTTCTCCAAGAGGTAAGAAAGGGGCGGCGAACCGCCCCAGTCTTTTAGGTTACACCAATTGCTGTTCCAGCAGTAACATCGACAACTGTGCCGTTATTGCTAAGAACAATGCTAAGTGTTGCCGTTGGGGTGTTCGTATCATAATGATACAGAAGATCACCAACTGCGAGAGTGTCAGCCAAACTGTTAAAGTATCCAGCTCCAGTTACGGTAGCTTTTGCTTCAGCGCTAATATAGGAATACATACTAGGTGCATTTCCTTTCTTAGACGCAGCGATGGTTGCAAATCCTACTTGAGTAAATGCCATTTTTTAGTTCTCCTTATTCAGTGCATGAGACTTGTACTAAGCCCTCTGCATCAATGGTTACAGAACCGGCAGAGAACATTGAGCTAACCAAGAACGATGTCTTTTCTGGGACATAGTTAACTTCGGTTTTCTGAGACATTGACTCAGCATAGCCCATTGAATCTTTGTGCCAGGCGAAGCAATTGCGGGTGCTAGGTTTTGGAATACCACCCTCATCACGATCACCCATAGTCAAGATCTGAAAGCCCATGAATGAATTAATTTCACCACGGACAAGAGCCTTTACAGAAGCAAAGTCTTGGCTTGTTACTTCAGCTTCACCCAAGAGTGCATCTAACTGACTTGCGTGCATCAAAAGGAAACGGCCTTCGGATGGAACATTTTTAGTGTTCATTGCTTTCGCAGTAGCGCGAAGCTTTGCAATGTTCATGTTCGTTGCGTTGCCACCAATAGTTGTTGCAACAGTTGTACCAGCGTTTCCAATCATTGCATCAATGCAAAGCTGGTCCATGCGACGTGCGATGGATTTGGATACAACCTGTACCAACTCAGAACGCTCATCAAAGTTAATGTGCGACTGCTGGAAAATGTCAGAGTATTCGGCAGCAATGAAATCAGACATTGTTGCTGTTACTTGAGCATAGGTTACGTTTAATGGTGTCACGTCCGTTTGTGGAACGCGAATAGTAGCAACACCTTTGCCAATCTTTGGGAATTTGACAGTGTTACCGGCTACACCTGTGCGGGTACGCATTGTACCGCGAAGTAGTGATTCGGCTTGATAAGCTTGCTTGACCTCTGAATCGAATAAGTCAACAAACGCCGTTGTGACGTTCTGCGCCATGGCAGATACCTCCTAATGAGTTTCGACAAAACGTGAGCCGTTATCCGAAATTCGGGCGGTCGCTTGCGCGTTATGGCCGCGCCAACCAGTAGATTACTACATTTAACGGGCCGAATAGGTTATCCATTAAACACAAAATACACGCAAGCGATATTTATTGCAAGTGTTAAGCGTTTGCCTGCATCCACTGCTTTTCGATCTTGGTTCTCCAAGGTGCGTCAGTCTTCCAGCGAGGATCTGCAATTGCTACCTCAAGATCAGCCCTGGTCATGTCCGGCTGGTTTACTGCTGGAGCTATCGGGATGTTCTCGTTTGTTAAAGATTGGTGGTATTTTACAAAAGCATTTATTGAATCAGCGTTGTTTAAAGACTGCGCCAGTGAATCCCGCTCAGAATTTGTCAAAGAAGACTTCATCAAGCTACGCTCAACCATTTGGATCTTTTCTTGAGCATTCTTGCCAAGCTTTTGGATCTCATTGCGTTGATCTATTTCTGCACTTTCTTGCTCTTGCTGAGATAATCCTAAAACACGCCCCGCCAAATCTTCGAAAGCATCCTGGCTAATCCCATTTTCTTTAGCCCAATCCTGATATACGGCAACAGTCGGATCGTCAGCATCCATACCCTGATCCGAAAGCCCAGAAACATCATACTGCTCCGGTGCTTTATGTTTGCCAGACTTAAATTTCTTTTCAAGCTCCGCATAACTTTTTGCCAGCTTCTCAACATCAGGTCCATCATCATTCCAAAACTTTTCTGGGTAATAATCTGGCCGCTCAAGAGCTTCGGCCTCATCGGTAGCGGCCGTTTCTTCTTTTGGCTGCTCATGTATCGCAATCGGAGCCTCTTGTGGGCTTTCTTCCTGCTCCTTGTTTACGTTAATTAGTGGTGCGTCAGCTTCGATTGTTGTTGTTTGCTCATCCATTGTTTGATCTCTCTATTCTTTTTTCAATCATACGAACCGTTTCAGCCATGCCTGTCCTTACATAGCCAAAGCTGGAATCCTCCCCAGGGTTCCACGTTGGTCTTTCAATCGTAATGCTTCTTAAATGACTTAATACTTTTTGACCTTCAGCACTTTTAAACACCTTGCCATAGATCATATCTATATCTGCGGCTTTGGGTGCGGCTGCTTGTGCTTGCATTAAACCGTCCCAACCTTCGGGTGAACTCATTGCATTGCCTCCATTGTTGCTCCACCATCATCAGCAGCGGGTGGGCCTTGCTCGGCCATCTGTTGCTGCTGCATCTGTTGCATCATCATTTGTTGCTCTTCTGCTGTAGTGAGCAATTCTTGATTAATATTCATCTTCTCAGCAATATACTTTGCTATCCTTGGGATCGAAAGTGTTGCTTGTCCTTGTGGACCTAGAGCATTAGCGATCTGCATGAATTGAACAACATCGTTTACTTCTTGAAGCTTCTGAGCCTGGGCTAATGGGGCCGCAGGCGTAACCTTAACCTCGACACCATTCACTTTTAACGGCAGATCTATGTATCCCTGTTGATCCATAATGTACAAAATGCGAGAAACAAGCGGAACCATAGTCTCATTAATCAAACGGCCAAATGCCGAACCTAGATTACTTGCCAGCTCCCGTGATCTTTCTGCTATCTCAGTTGCAGATCTCGCAGACATATTATCTGGCGGCAGCGTATCATCCATTAAGATCTTTTTAATATTCATACGCAGATCATTCATAACAATCTGGCTTACATTAAAGTCGCCGGTGCGTGGAAGTGGGGCTAATGATGCGCCTTGTGGGCCGCCATTTCGAGCAACACCGATAATAGCAC